AGTTGTACTTCTGTCTGTCTCTATATACCCTACTTCTATATCATACCCGATAATTATATCTACGGTACCACCTAATGTTATGTCTTTATTAATTGCGTCTAACACTATTTCTACATAGGATTCTAAAGACTCTTCGCAGGTCTCGGCTGAACGCAAGTCAGCAGCCTGCACTATTACTTTAACACTAGGAGATGCTTCCCAATTACCAATACTGCCTAGTGTCCTAGGTTCATAAGACACCTTACCTCTATATACTCCAACCCAAGGAGTACGATTAGGGTCTTCGTTTACAAATTCACTCCTTGCAATTTCAGATTTTAAGAAGCTTTTAACTTCAATAGAATCATTTAGCTGATTCTGTAATGCTTTTGTAATATTGCTTAGATTAATCATTTAGAGTCACCTCTACATGTTTTTCTAATATCTTCCTAGCATCAGACATAACTTCAGGCTTCTCAGGAAGCATTCTACGTTCTTTAACTCCTATCCCCTCATTATGCTTTTTAGAATATGGTAAGTTAGAACCTATGCCTGCATTCTTCTTATTTGCAAAGGGTAAGAATGAAGATTTAAGTCTGCCACTATATTGTAGTATCATTCCTTCTCTGTAGATAGGATCCCACTTGCCTACCTTACCGCCTTGAGTCTTAAAGTTGCGTTGAACCCAAGTGTCTAAAAATATTGATACCTTTTTAAAAGGAGTAGTTAGGTCGCTTAGCTTCTTCATTCTTTTAATATATATAGCCTTAACTTTATTGAGAGTTGGCTTTATGACTATCTGAGTTGGGCTATGTTTTGGCATTGTCTATATCCTCAATTTGAGATTCGTCTACACCCCAGTTTTCCACAGAGCTTAAATCAAAAATTGGACTATATGCAGATGTACTGCTATATATAGTATCGCCAACCATAGGAACAACTTTGCCGCTACTGGTAATCATAGATTCATTGCCGCTTTTTATGTTCTTAATACGACTCATAAAATCTTCACGCATTGATTTTGCTTCTTTTACTTTTAAATTACCTACCCTTATATATAGTAATTCTACAGCTAAGTCTTTAACTGTTTCGTTATTATTTGAAAACGGAATAGTGTAACTTGAAGAAAGCATACCTTCTATCTGGGCTTCAACGTGACCTATCCAAGTAGAACCAACTTCAGAAGCTCCCCCGACTGTACTTAAAGATGGATATCTAATTACTGCATCTTTCCAATTAATATACTTAGCCATTAGTCTACCTCCCCCAGTATAACTTGAAATTCTTTTCTGTTCTTAAATGGTTTACCATTAATCATAGCTAATGTTTGAGATACATAAAATCCAGGAGTATTGATAGTTGTATGTTCAAAGTAATAATGACCGTTTCCTGAACCTGTCATGGAGCCACTGTCAACTAAAGATTCACTACCATCATATATTGCGCAGTTAAGATTTGACGGTATGACTCCAGAGTTTACCCAAGTTAGCTGTATAGTATCGCCTATTAAATATCGCTTTATCATAAGTTATTCCTTAGTGTCTATATCTATATTGCTAGCTTTAATATCTAAAACAATATCTGATTCTTTTATCTTCATTACAACAAAACCTCTAATGGCTGTGGTTATCTGTCTTATAATTAAATCTTGTAGTTCTAAGTTATCAGATAATACTCTAGTATATACTTTAGGTAATATAGACTCAATTACAGTAGCGATTAAATTATCTAATATGTCTACATTATCTGTTAATAACCTTTGTAATTCTTTATTAGAAAGCACTCTATCTATAACTGACAGCGAACTTAATAGCGACCTTGTTAAATGTTTAGTAGTAAATTCCGCATCAGATACAGATACATAACTACTTAGTACTCTAGTTACAATAGAAGCTACTATCTTAGATATTGAATCTTGCACCTCTGCTGAGTCACCTAGAACTCTGTACTTCAAAGCAGATACGTTTAATCTATCATAAGTATTTAAGGAATCTGCCATAAGTACAGACAGGCTAAATACTACAGATACAGAATCCTCTACGCTTATACTACTAGATAATACTCTACTAATTAGACCTTGTATAAGACTACTTAAGTTGTCATTAATATCTAAAGAACTTAATAATACTCTTAGTTTTATTTCATAGACTTGCTGTAAATCTTGTGCGTTTATACTTGAACTAAGTGTCCTATTGTATACTACACCAGCAGCAGCATGGGTAACGCTTAAATAAGGTCTGCTGCCGTCCGCACCTTCTGATGATATTATACCAATATACCAACTATCGGGTGTTGTGGCTGGATCTCGATAAAGTAGCCAACCATAATTAGATGCGGAAATCATATTCTCAACATCAGTTGCAAGTTGCCCACTAGAAAAAGTAAAAGCTCCATTAGAAGTCGGGCTATCAAATGAGTGAGTTAGGGTTGATTCAATATCATTACCCTGACTTGTTCCGCCCGCTGTTGTCCAGTTATTGCCAGCTGACCAGGCATCCCATGTCACTTCACTTTCTATCCAATTGCGTATAAATTTGCGTACAAGAGTCGTTATGCTCGTTGTAGCAACACCGAAAGTCCTATTAAGCCCAATCGTTGCTGCACTTACGGTATCGCTGCTTGAGATATTTGACAATCCACTAAAGCTTAGCTGAGAATTATTAAATGTGCCTGAGCTAAAGCTACTCCAGTTAAAAGTAGTGCTTGAGCCATAGTTAGTTGTTGTATTATCTTCCGCAGATTTAGAGTCTTCCGTTCCAGTGTAATCATCACCAGTGTTATCACCTATAACTGTTACAGCCATTAGAAGTCGTCCGTGTAACTCACAGGAATAGGAGCGCTTTCATCTAAATCTATATTCGCTCGGTTAGTTTCAACATTAGTAGCAACTTGGTCAGCAGTCCATCCTTTATTCTGATAATTATCTTTTAGAGTATCTGAATAGGACTTAAGGGGGTTTAAGACAGCTCGCAAATCTGATAGTTTCTGAGAAGAGACTAAAGCTAATGCAGCATTTATAGTTGAAGCCGTGTATTTTGTAACAAGATTCTGTATTCGAGATTCAACTCGAAAAGGTAATCTTACTGCTCTCCGTAATAAACCTAGCGCTTGCGCATCTCCGTTTGTCACTGCATTGCGGTAATATAAGACCCCTTGCTTCATTCCTGCGTCACACTCATGCACGGCTCTTAATATTTCACTTGCCATTCTTCTTTGTTTTATTTCTAAAATCATTACATCTCTCCTATCTAACGAAATTTATATCTTCGCATATTGTCACGGCGTGTTCATTTGTAAAAACTTCACAGTACACGTAGCGTCTATTAATCTTTTTTAATATGTTAATTACCTTATCAGAACCTACTATTGCGCGTTCCTTTGTCTTAGATACCCCCTTCAATCTATACCCATTAGCCTTAGCTTCTGCAAGTACATAAGCAGGTCTTGTCTTATTATTAGGGTATCTAGAATTAACAGCTACCTTATACAGGGGTTCAGGATATAAGGCTAAGTATAGTTCTTGGCAATATTTAATTTCACCACTAGACAATTCCCTTGTTGACTTCAAAGATTCGATATATTCTACAGCTTCATTTAAACTTTTATTCTCAACAGCGGCAAGTATATCTAATATTTCCTTAGAATTTGCATACCTGCATTCAGACTCTCCTTTCTCATTTTTCCAAACAGCAGCCCCTGAAAATGGACTACTTATTACTCCTACGTGATACTTTCCTAAAGTTATACTTGATCCTATCGCTTGACTTAAGGAGGCCGCAAACGTCACTGCGAAAATAACAGTGGTGAGTACGCCACGGAGGCTTAGGTTTAAAGAATTTTTCATAGATTTTTGTCCTCTTCTCGTCGAACACTATAAGTTGTGAGAGCCAATTTGTATTTCCATTTGCACATTTAAAAAGTCAGAAGCGTTTAGTGTAGCGGCTAGACTATTTACATGGTTGCCAAGTACTCCTGAACCTGAGTCTGCATGATTAACAATACCCGCAGAGCTGAGAGCTACCCCTGTTAAGCCATCTGTGTCGCCAGCCCAAGTAGCAACTAATATTGCTACTTCATTAGAAGATGCAATGGTTGCCCCAATCTTACGACCTACTTCTCCTAAACCGCTTTGGACAGAGCCTAATGAACCTGCATTAGTTACTGTCCCCACTGCAATGTATCTAAAAGCAGAGTTGGCTCCTGTAGCATCCCCTAACATCAATTCCGCAATAGCATTAAGCCCATCTTTGGTTACAATATTGCTGGAAGTATTAACTTCAATGGAACCATCTGCACGAGTAATAGTAAATTTCCAATTGCCCCTTACAGGAACACTGTCGGCCATTGCGCTTTTAAACTTAGCTAGTAAGTCTTTTTCAGAAATACTTTGATTCATAACTTTTTACCTTTTCGTTAAATAATGCGTTTAAAAAATCTTTAGCGTGTTTTTCGTTTGCAAAGTTTGCCTGTACTGGTTGTACCTGTCCCATGTGCACTCCACCATTCATCTTAGAAGTACTTATAGCAAAACCCATCTCGAAGCCTCCCCCTTGAATAGTAGCTAATAGACTATAGAATTCCATGCCATCTGTTAGCATCCTTAAGTGCTTATCCTCTAGCAATTCTTCCCAGAGTTTAATACCAGCTTTAGCACGTTCCTTCATGTCTAGAGTTACACTGCCCCCATTGACTTCTAATTCATATTTACACATCTGAGATAAATCTCTTAACCATAGAAATTTACCAAGTACTCGTTCAGGATACTTTTCTCTATCTCGTGCAATCAAATCTAAGTTGCGTTGGAATCTACCACGACGTATAGCTTCTGTAGTATACCCTTGGTGAGCTATTTCAATATCTGGAATTAATTGGACATGCCCCACCCCTTCGTTTAAAGAGCGTTCTGGATGCTCATGCACAACCCCGAAGAATCTAACTCCTTTATGATTCCTAAATAGTCGACAAGGTAAATCAGTTTTAAGTACACCTAGTGGCTCAACTGTAAAGTGATGTTGTTTTAACGCATAACCATTGAACCCATTATTATGTAAATACTTAAATATACTATTAGCATTTACCATTATCTCGTCAGAGTCCATCCACAGTATCCAGTCCCCCGAGGCGTCTTTAATTGATTCATTCCTAGCTTCATCGAAACCAATTTCTAAAGGTGACTTGATAGTTTTGACTGTTACTACAGGCCAATTACCTGCTCTACTCTTTGTCCACAGTTCAATGGTTTGCATTGTATTATCAGAAGTAGCTTCATCAATTGCTAAGTTAACTTCGTCTACTACGTCAGCCACTGAATCTAGACAACGCTTAATAGTATCCTCTGCATCTTTAACAATCATACATAGTGAAACTGTTTGTCTAGGTAGTATGTTATCAATCTTCCTAGAGTAGTCTATAGTTCTACTTTCTGAGTCAATTTTAGGCTTAGAGAACGTAGTAATGTAGCTACCGAGTATAGAACCCCAAGTAGAACGACCAGAGGGAGCAACATTAACTTTAAAGTTTGGAAAATGTCCCCAAAGTTCATGTAGGTCTTCTCTATCGAAGTGATGTACATGTGCTCTCCAGGGATAATGCTCCGCATAGCCCATTGCCTCCCATGGTCCGAAAGGGGTAGTGATTATCATCTTAGATTTATCATTCTTTAAAAGCTTAGATAGTACATTGACATATTTAGCTGAGTCGCCTACATGCTCTAATACTTCCGCAGCTATAATGCAATCTACTAATGGTAGCTTGTTTGAACTTTTGTAGTCTGTGAAGACGCACTCCCCTTCGGGTACTTTATCTTGCCTGATTGAATTATAGATAAACCTTGCATTTTTGATTCCTTCTTTTTCACACCACAAGTTCGCTTTTTCCACGTTGCTTTCAGTAATGTCAATGCCGATAAATTCTTTATCTGGGAATCTTTTTGCCAAATTAACTGTATAGTGTCCATGAGCGCAACCGTAGTCAAGTACAATACCGCCACTAGGAATATCGGCAACAAGACTAGACACAAACTCAAAGCGCATATTGTTATCCAAAGTTTCTGGACCATAATCAATTCCTCTTTCTTTTTCATAGTCATAATATTTCTTATAGTGTTCTTCCCAAGTATTCATAAAGGCAAATTTATAGCAGTCATTACCTTCGTTCAATACACCTACTTCTATAGCATTAGTCCTATCTATAGTATTAAGTAGTTGTAATTGTTGCAGCGCATAGATGTCACTGCTTTCTAAAAGGTGTCGAGCCTTAGCCCCATCTGATATATTGTTAGTAAAACAATTCTCAATGTGGTGCATCAACATACCTGCAGATTTAGTCCAAGTATAATCTTTAGCAGCATCCAATTGATTGAAGCGCAATATACTCTTGTTATCTGTTAGTAAAGTTTGCTCCACTATTTCATCCACAAAGTACTCTATTATAGGTAGTGCTTTTTCATCTAAGTCTAATAACACAGAACCAGAGCCATTACATGTTTCTGACAACGCTCCTATATCACAACTAATAAACGGGAGACCTGCTGCCATACATTCCATAGCAGTTATACAGGATACTTCTTCAAAGTTCTTTTGTTGAGGTCCAGGAGTTGGATACACCATGACATCACATTGACGCATTACATCTGCTAGCTCTTGTTTCGTTAATGCGCCAAGTATAGTTACGTTAGGCAAAGCTTCGCATCTTTGTTTTAAATAACCGTAGTAACCCGCAGCCTCAGCTGTGGTATTCTCATACGCACAAACATATAAATGATATTTAGAATCTACTTTTGCTAAGCGTTCCATAATACCATCTGGCATAACTAAATGCTCAAGACCACGTTCTGGTCTAGATGAATATAGTAAGCTAACTTGGCTAGATATCTTTTTCTGTAAATAATCTATAATTATTTCCCCCTCAAACAAACTTAAATCTACTCCATTTTGAATAGGGAATATAACATCTGGATTAATACCATACACTTCAACATATTGTTTCTTCTGAAATTCGCTAACTGTTAATACCCCTGTAATGTTCCATAGTTGAGATTGTACATCTTGTGCTCTGCTGTATTGAGCTAAGTCATGTACCCACCATAAGTTTATTTTACTAGCCCAAACAAAACGGAAAGCATAAGGGCTTCGCTGTATTATCATTACATCATGAGGGGTATTCTCACCGTAGAAATGGAATATCTCACCTAGTGGAGCCTTATCTGTAATAGCCCCCATGTAAATATATTTAACTCCATCCCATTCTCCTTCTTGTTCACTAGTAGTAAACATTGTGACACGATGACCTTTGGCAGCTAGTTCTTTGGCCATATAATAAGCCGCAGTTTCACTTCCACCAAGAGATTCAGTGTTGATTGTGTCGCCATTAAAAGGTAATCCCATACAGTGTATGACTATAAACATTATTTTATTCCTTAGCTAGTAGCTACAATTAATCTTTGTTTAGTTTGTTAGTATTCTTCTTAAGCTTATCACTGGTTCTATTTTGTGAAGCAAGACCTTTATTAAGCTTAAAGCCTTTAGGTCTGTCATTAACTGAAGCAGCAACAATTGGATTAGAGTTAAATGAATCTGGTTCTTTTTCTTTACGTTTTAATTCTGCTTTGCGGTTCTTGTCTTCAATGTGTGGTGTAAGTGCCATTGTATTTCTCCTTATTAAAGTTTAAATAATTCGGGCTAAATAGTAATAGCCCGAATTATACTTAGTCAGCTCTTATTAAATATTAAGTAGAGCTATTCACTGCATCGAGTAAGAAACCATAGCTCGGACCAGTAAGCTTCTCTTCCTGATAATACCCAGCTTCAACGTCCTCTGACTTAGTACGACTATCGTAAGGATGACGCTCAACTTGCATATTAGGCAATCCAGGAGCAGCCCAACGAAGGGAGTACCCAAAGCTCGGCTCATCAAAGCTTGGAGAAGGTGGAACATAGGCTACGAGAACTTTATCATCCCATATTGCAGATAACGCTTCACCTTGTCCTTCTTCCGCAGTATTTTGAAAAGCATCACCAATTAATACTTTGTCAATTTGAAATAATTGAGCAATATCATTAGCATTAGGATAACCACCGCCATTGTTTGTACCATTTATAATGTTACGTACAGTAGTATCTCGTCGGAGAGAATCCATTGCCTTGGGTCCAATTACCATTAAGTTAGGTTTACGGCCATTGGAATAACGTACGTTATCAATAGCAGCATTCAAATCGCCGATGGGGTCACCAGCACCATTCCATGCAGAGGATACGCCAGAAGACGAGCCTACATTAGAAGTGTTAGTGACTAGTCCAGCAACACGAATTTCCCAGTCAAGTAATAAGTGGTCAAGAACTAATCGAGTACGACCTTCAACTATTTCTGAAGACATAATCGGGTCAGCATTTACTTTATCTTCTAAAAGAACTGCTGCACTAAGTGCATAGTTATTAGCGAAGTAAGTAGCAGAACCAACATTCTCTACAACACGTTTAGCACGAGTCCCTGGAGCACGTTTAGTGTCTTGTTGACGTAAACGGTCACCACGGTCAAATACAGGATAAAGGTCAGATTGTTTCTGGACATTAACCTGTGGCATAATCATATCGGCAATAAATCCAACTGGGCGATAGCCCATTGCAAACTCAGATAGAAGTTTGTCGATATGTAAGTCTTTAGATACAGCACCCATAATAAGTACCTCCCTTAACTTTGTTCAGCATTAGTAGCGAAGTTAAAAATACCTTCACCAATAGAGCCTGAAGAAACAGCCAACAATGTGCGGCCAACAATAGCGTCACCAGAACCTGCGGCAGTAAACCAACCAGAAGCAGCACATGTTACTCGTGCTCCAGCTGTTAATGCACTACCTGCGCGATAACGTGAACGACCCCACCAGACGTTTTCTGCATCTTCACCATCTCCTGGCTTATTTTGCAGAATACCAATTGCAGTGTCGCCAACTTGGGCTAGTGTGCCATCAATGTCTGTAGCATGATACTGTGCGCTAGACATATCTTCAGAGGCAACTGTAGGAATACTCTCTTTATACATGATTGAACTCCTTATTTTTCACCGTTCATGTCACGGTAAGCAATGGCCAACTTAAGGTCTGCTTTCATGACTTGTTTACGTGCTGCTGAAAAAGTAGCACTCGAGTTAGTACGCATATATTCTTGGATGCGGTCATTTAAAACTTCATCTGGAAGTTTACCATCTTCGTCATCACTTGAACTTTTCTTACTAGTGTCTTCTTTCCCCATACCCTTATTGCCTTTGCCTGTGGCGAGAATGTCAAGAGTGAAATTGAGCTTATCTATAGTAACGTCTTCGTCTTTATAGTCAGCCATGAATTTTTCACGTTGAGCAGGAGTAATAACTTCTTCTTTAACCATAGTTTCAAGTTTAGAAGTCATGTCAGTTCTTGCTTTTGCAAATTTAGCAACTTGCGCGTCTGCTATCCGTTGCACTTCTTGTGCTTTCAGCGTAGTTAATTCAGATTCAGTTTTAACTTTCTCAGTAGAGAATGTTTTTAACTGTTCATCCTTAGCTTCACCTTCAGCTTTCAAGCGAGCAACTTCAGCTTGAGCCTTTTCCAATTCGTTCATAGTGAACCTCTTTTTTGGCGGTTTAATGTTAGTAGCCGTAAAGACTACACGTTTTTTAAAAGGTAATGCTTTACTCATATAGCTTGTTAGGTCAGCTAACGTATTAACAGCGGGAATATCCGCACCGAGCAACGCAACTCCTGACAAAACCCAAGTATAGTAATTGCCTTTATGTTCTACTCCCATGTCAAGTTCTATTGACACGTTTTTATAGAGCTTATTCTCTATTGCCCTATAGACAACATCTGGAATGTCTGTGAATTGAGCCATAAGTTTAACCCCATCTACCCAGACTTTAGATACCCAACCAAGCGCAGGTTGTCCATCTGTAAATGGTTGTTCTTCATTATGTCCAAACTTTAATGGCACTTTATGAACTTCCTGTAGTGCATTAAATGCAGCAGCCATCATGTTTAAGTCTTCAGACTCGAAGTTCATTCCATTCCATTGACCAATAGCAAAAATCTCAACATCTAATTCCATAATATACTCCTTACTTAGGTCCCGTAGAATCTTTAGGCTCAATGTGCTTAGTCCATATAAAAGACCAGACTATTACCCCTAGACCTATGTACCAAATATTGTCAATTACCCAAGTGCTCATTATCTAAATCCTTCTTGTGGTTCTAAAGTTGGTTGCCCACCTTCTACAAAAGTATTCTGGTCATTCTGAGTCACTGCTATTAATAAGGAACGGCAGTTAAAATGATTAGGTGGCTTATACTTAGAATTACTAGCATACCATTCTTTACTATGGTTGCCTCTGTCTTCATCGTCTAAGTGTCGGCATATCTGTGTAGTTCTACTGTCAAGTATTGCTGAATATTCAAAGGCGACAACAAAACCACCTAATGCAGTATCTGTAAAATAGGAGTAGCGAGCATTATTGATTGCGTCAAAGGTACTTGTGCGAACTATAGTCCTAACCCGAGCATCTGGATTCGCTACTCCTAACGCTTCGCCAAGAGCATCTTTTGCCTGCTCAATGGATATCATACCTTTAGTGGCAAAAGTACGATAGATGTCTTGTTCTACTTCGAACCAAGTCTTATCGTACCTTGCCCCTGCAAGTATTTGTTGTTCTATTATTGATACTGCTTCATCTGTCAAGTCGCCTGTTATCTTAAAGGCTGTAGTTTTAAAATAGTCTTCAGCAATTAAATCTATACGGCTATAGTCAACAGTACGAGAGAATGCAGTCTCTTTTGATTTATCTATCTCTAATGAGGCATGCTTAGTGCCTGTTACAAATCCCTCTTTAAGCATTGAGGTCTGTACGCTATTTAATTTGCGCTTTAACTTACCATCTACTTTTAATAGCCTAATGTTCTTAGAAACATCTTCACTTAACGAGCCACCCTGTTTAGCTTTAAAGATAAGGTCGGCAATAATCTCGTCCATCATCTTAGCTGTCTTATTAGTATACTCATCAGTAACTGATTCAGACGTTTTAGCAATGACTGCAAAGTCAACACGGCGTACTGCAGAACTAAACGCAGACACAGTCACTAATCCTTTACCTACAATAGTAGAATCAACCGCCATCTCTTCTTCATCATCTAATGGGTCTTTATCTTTTGGATTTTTACTATCATCGTCCAAGTTATCGCTTTCGCTACTATTAGGACTACTAGTAGGGTTGTCATCACTTTGTATAGGATTTGTTCCAACGTTTATAGCTTCTCCAGGTTTTGGAAAATCAAGTAATTCGCGTAGATGCGCTTCATCAGTATCAGTTGCCTGTACTGCTTTTGCACCAACTAGTTCTTTCCATGTGGTAATTAATTCAATCTTCTTACTACCAGATACAGGTTTAAATTTGAATCTAGGCCAACCAGCATCACCAAAGTTAACAGCCCCTAGTTGCCTAAACAGCTGTTCGTTTAATGTTTCTTCTAGTCGTATTGCATCAGACTTAAGTGTCCAAAGGAAGGCTTCAAGTTGATTGGTAGATTGCGCCATGGAACCGTTCGTACCTTGTGGGGATACGCCTAAAAGATTCGGTACCAACAAAGCCCGCGCTATTGCTGTATCGTAGTCATCAATTGCTTCTTTATAGGCTACGTTGTTGTTAGGATACTCCCCTTTTACTTCTACAGAATTAGGAACTATCATGCCTGTAGCTGTTTGAATTGTGTTTAAAGCGTTCTGCATATTAATGTATTCAGTAGACCCAACAGTAATAGTCTTACCTTCTTTAGCCTGTATATATCGGAAGCCCCCTGCATGTCGTTCTAGCCAGATGTTTCTAAACTTAATAATGACATCTTTAGAGAACCAAGCCCTATAAGCTTCCCTTAACTCTGAACCCCCATAGTGTTCGTCATTATCTGGATTAACTACATAGGTAATGAACTTATTCAAATCTACTTCTTGCTCTTTGCCGTTTATCTTCTGTATAGTCTTTACTACATTGCCATAGTCATCAACATTAAAGAAGAAAGTATCGAAGGGTTTTAGTTTTATCTTTTTAAGACCCCACCAAGTTAGCTTGCTGAATTCTATTTGAACAAACATAATTTCTGACATAGAGAAGCCATTATATATTCCAGACATTATGCCATTAAGTGCATCCATCCAAGAGCCTTGTAGTTGTTCAATATACTCATAGCTTAACTTTATTCTACGTTCAGTTTCCTCTTCGCTTAGTCCGTATTTCTCTCCATCTAATTGGAACATGTAGTCCCGAGAAGTTACAGCATCTCTTTTAAACTTAACGACAGCTTTAACTTGCTCGTCTATCATCATCTTCTTGTAGATACCATAACCTTTACGACCAATTAAGTCATCTGGGTTATATTTTTCAAAATCAGATAAGGAATAGATAACAGAAGGCTCAGACCAAGCAATGTCTTGCTCTGGTAAAGATTCAAGTTTATCTGATTTAAATAATTCTTGTATGTTACTGAGTGTTAGATTCTCAAACATTTAAGTTAGTCCTGCATCGTAATCGTTAATAGAGGAATTGCCTATCATGATAATCTCTACCTCTGAATCGTTTATATTAGGTACCTCAGAAGTGTATAGTTGAGAAGCACTATCGCTTCTGTCCGGAGACTTTAAAGTTCTTTTAATATGCTGTTCCTTAGTTTCTATGTCTTCATACGTTTCAGTTCCTGGTCGTTGTCTTATGGAAGTTAGTTGATCGCAAAATTCATCAAATTCTTCTTCGTCTTCTACAAAGTCTTCATGTATAATTACTTTACCGTCTCTATAGTCGTTTCTTAGGGCTATATAGCACTGTACTCTGCGGTTCCGCCATTCTTTATTGTTATCAGAACTACTACCGCCTTTATAGCGTACGACTGGATAACCTTCCCTATAAGAATGTCCTGCGGCTCCACTGCCCACTCCAATAGAATCTATTACAAGTATGTCTCCATTACTACCATCTTTGTTTCCATTGAAACGGTCAAACATTTCTTGCCCCGCTTCAGCAGCCAATTGAGGACAGTCCTGTGCTACAAAGCTATGTTTTTCCTGACGACGATATAAAGTAAACGAATCATAAAATAACGCACAGGTAACAACCGTAAAGTCGTCTCCGCCATCTGCTACATCAACCGAAACAACTACACGAGGAAACGAACCGTCTTCTTCAAACTTTCTTTCATGTGCTTCTGATAGCCAACTGTAATGTACAAGTTGGAACCGTTCTGCAGATACAAATTGCCCAAGAACACGAACCTTATATACGGGACTGTCTTTACCGTACTTCTTGCGCATCTTATCAACCCATGATAGACTAATTATCTTGCCAGCATCTTTATAGTTAATGTGCATCTTAAAACTAAGGTCTGCTATTTTAGGTTTATTATGATGACTCCAAAACTCTCCGGAGCTTCGTGTTGGATTACCTATCTCAGCGATACATGAACCTGGAGTTGTCAATGCTCCTTCTAGAGTTTGATACATAGCGTCTAGACGTAATGCACTTGCTTCATCTACACCTATTAATTGAGGAGTGTCGTGATATCCTGCTATGTTATCTGGGTCGCTTGCGGTTTCGCCTTGAACACCCCAATCAACGTCTCCATAGTAACAAGACTTCATGTTGTCTATTTGAATATGTTCTCTATATAAAGCGTTAGCCAATACTTTACGATAACGAGGAAAGAAACGAGTACGGACTTGGTCTTGCTTAGGTGCAGTTATAACAGCTAGAACTGGAAATACAAAACCCCAGATACAACAAACTTGAGCCAACCATTGAGTCTTACCAGTACCATGCCCAGACACAATGGTTATAGTCTGTAGGGCTTCGTGATTGTATATAGTCGGAAGATTTAATAATTGTTTGCGCGGAACATCCAACACGGCCTGCAATGCTTTTAACTGCCAAGGTAGAAGAGGGTCGCAACGAACAATCTCCTTAAAGAACCAATCCGGTTCTAGTAGAGCTCTATCTCTAGTTTCGGCTATCGTTGCTTCTATATCTTGGGCTAAGGCGCTCATTATTTTAGTAAGGCTTCTTTAAAAGCTTCGGCTAGAGGTTTAAGTGGGTTCTTACCATCTGGGTCTGTTAGTTCTATAGCACGTAAATCAGGTAATACTTTTAATAGTCGTTTAAAGTTAGCGTTCATCTTAACATTAATTATTTTAGTTTGAGCTTCTGCCTTTACGACAGTCATTGTTATGTCGTTCTGAGTAGCTTGTATTATTTGCTCGGCGGCTTCTTCTATTCTACTTTTACGCTGTTTAGCAGTTAAGTCTTCATTCATAAAACTTAACGTCTTTGTAACCTTGGTTATAACTTCTTTACGTGCTTTAGAATCTTTTATTAGTAGTATCAGTGCGTCTAGAGCTTCAACGTCTCTTTCTATGTTTTTTAGATACGCCTTAGCCTTAAGACTTTCACGCAAAGCTTCTTGTCTCATGTGTCGGTTACGTACTGCTCTAGACACAGTGTCATTCTTTAATTTATTCTCTGGACTTCTTGGAGATATAGATGGAACTTTATTAGATGTCTTTTTTGCTACAGTCTTTTTATCCGTATCTTTTTTAGAGGACGACTTAGTTTGTTTCTTCTTAGTAGCCAACGGATTAGCCTCATGGGGTAGGTAATAACAGTAGCAATAGTATAAAGCACGTAAAGAAGTTAT